TCTGTTTTCCCACCACATTCACATGTCCACCGCTCCATGGTCGCATGCCTCTTTATTTTAAACTCTGGGTTTTTCTTATACATTGCTTGATACGCTTTCTGGTATTGTGCTTTATCCATTTTATTATAATATGTATATATATTTTTAAGCCCTTTTATCTTTGATATTGAACCGTTTCAAATACGATTTCAGATTCTTTTCAACGTCACGATTTTTGCCCCATGTGACGTAGTAGGAAAGATAGCCGGCCTTTAATTTGTCACCCCGCAAGTCGACGGCATGGCGTTTCAAATAATTAGATCGGACAGACTTATCCGCACCGTCGATATACGTGTTTGCCCCAAGTAATCCAAAATGGGTTGTCCGCCGTGGGTTGTCGAACACTGCAACAAATCTTTTTTTATCTCGGGTTGATTTACCAAAATAAATCAACGATGTCATTTATAATTGATTAGATATTTTTTATAAACAACACCACACCACAGCAATCAATAACAAAGCAATACAATAAAGCCATGTCATATATATATCATGTTTAGATATTTTATGTGGGTGTTTTGTCATATTCGTCGAGTGGCCCCAGAAATGTCGCAATAAACATAAAGTCGGATAAATCAAAGTTGGTAGAGGACATAATGCTTGTATAATCTATCACCCCACTATAATTCACATAAGTATCAAATCGGATGCTATCGTTTGTATTGAGGTATATTTTATTATGCCAAACAATACACCCTATCCGCCCCGCTTGGTGACGAATATAAGAACTTTGGTCACCGCCGTTAATGGCTGTAGTGTTGTTTAATACCGCCCGAACGATAGGGTTTACCCGATTGCTACTAGCCGTTGCGGCGGCTGTATATTTACAAGTCATTTTAATATCCCACAGTCCCGGAAGCCCTCCTAGTGAGAAATTTGTTGCGGTGTTGGTTGCGTCAATGTAGGCGTTCCATGTAATAAGTTCGCTGTTTTGACCATAAGATGTTGTTTTTACACCAGACCGCAAAATGGACAGCGTAACGCCGTTACCAAATTTCCCACTATTAAATCCCGTGCCTGAAGCCGTATCTATCGTCCTAATTAAGTCAGTGGTGCCTATTTTAATTGTATAATTTAGGGGTTGTACAAATACGCCGGCACCATATTGTAACGGTTGTTGTACTGATATTTTAGCGGCGGCATTTGTAGAATCCAAATTGCCAAAGTCCATGTCACCGCATGTAAAAGTCCCGCTAACTGTCAAATTGGTTGTAACATTCAAGGCTACAGCCGTTACCGTGCCAGTAGCGGTTATGTTTGGAACTGATAGTAATGTCGTGGACGGATTAAATGTAAACTGATTATGTTGTTTTATCGTCTTATCCGTTGCGTCTACATCACTAACCACAACCCGCATATCTCGTGCCTCGGATGCTAAGGCGGGCTTATATTCAATAGTACAATCGCCATCACATCTAAACGGTGTATATATAGTAGATAGGCTATTTGTTATTAGCAGACCCGACGAAGAACCGATTCGAAAAAGATGCCCATTTGCTTGGTCGTATCTTAAATAAACTTGGGTATCGCTGTGTGTGGCTTGTTGGATAGAACCATTGCCAGTCCCCGTAGTAGGTGAAATTAAAAAAAGCGGGCTTCTAGAATGTACAGTCCCTTGCAAACGGTTGGAGAACATCACATCCCCCAAGGGGTTATAGTAACAACCGTTACCCGAGACTCGACCCGTCAACGTATTGCCTTCTAGAAATAAAAGGCGACAATTTATATTTACTGGGGTCGCTAGTGCATTAAATACAGTTATAGTGGTGTCCCCCGTTACCTCCAAGTCAGTTGAAACCGTAAAATCTGTATTAGTTAGCGTTGTTCTGATGTTGCCATTTACTCTGTTTCGGATAGACCCAGTTGTCACTGTGTTGAAGTCCACGTCAACGGCGGATAGTTGAATTTGATATAAACCGCTGATGCCATTGGTTCTTGCCACCTCGTTGACTAATTGGACAACGGGGTCTAATGTGGAAGACCTCCTAAAAATTACCCTCCCGATATCCTGGGAGTAAATGATACCTTTATCACCAGTCACCGTAACGTCCGCCTCTATAAACCTTAGATTCTTAGAACTGGTGATGGTGCATTCGTCTCCAAACGTGGCAGTCCCATCGCATATAAAATTCCCCGTCATGGTGACATCCGTTAGGGTTGTTTGTCCCACAACGTCGAAAGCATCGTTAATGAGGGCATTTTTTACGGTTAGCCTGTTTTCATCGGGATTATATTTAAATTTCAAATTCCCATCAATACATAACTTATTAAGGGTGGTGTCATGGAATGATACGGGATACTCGATACTGTCATTTTTAATTGTTGCCACGATGTCAAGATTTCCGGATATATTTGGGGCATATAGTGTATCTGTGGTAGTGTCATAATATAATTTTGTTGTGTCGTGTGATATTGCTCTATCGTCTAATGCTCCCGTATTATCCCATACTAAAAGCGGGTATGTCGTATTGGTTGCGACGGGGTTGAGAGTATTGACATATACGGTGCTACCTAAAAATGTTTTATTCAACACCTCCAGATTAAATTCACAATTTATGTTACGTACTGATAGTTTATTTGCTGATGGGTTATATCTAAAAGAAGCGGAATCTGAGTCTTTACATACCTTGTTAAGGGTTGTATCATGAAAGGTGACGGGGTAGTCGATACTATCGGTTTTTGAGATGGCTACGATTTGTAAATTTGGTATAGTTGTAGAGATATTTGGGACATGTAGCGTGTCCGTGGAAGTGTCATAATAAAAATTCGTAAAATCATATGTAACAGAACGATTACCAGCCCCGCTTGTAATGTCCCACAATAAAACCGCATAGGATGTATTGGACACGACAGGGTCAAGGGCGTCCACGTGCAAACTACTACCCAGAAATGTCCCCGTCTCGACGGTCAGACTGTTTTCTAAAGTTGCGTCGCCTGCTATTTCAACATCTGTGGCTATTCTTGTTTCGCCTACTGCTATTCGCATCCATTCCGTGATACCGCTGAAAAAATAAAACCCTTCTATGTTTGTCGTATCCTCTATTTTGAAATTAAAACCATCTTCTATAAAAATCTTAACTTGAGAGTCTGTACCTGTTACAATTTCTTTTGTTATTGCCAATACATCGCATATGGCTTCACCAGCGACTTTACATTCCTGCAACGTTAAACGGTTGGTGCTTGGGTTATATTGTATATTACTTGCAACACTATCGGTGGCTAGACTATCCACAGTGTCATCGTAAAACACGAGTGGGTACTGTACATTATCCGAACGCGTCACTGGGACGATATTGAAGTCTGTCACGCTTATTTTAGGAGTGTATAAGGTATCCGTTGTAGTGTCATAATATAGTTTTGTGTTGTCCTGTGATATATTTTTTGTTGTTGAATTCCATAAAACTAAGGGATGTACGCTATTGCTTGCCACGGACGCAAGTGCTTGGATGCGGAGGGAATCGATAGAACCAACCAAAGTAATATTACCATTAACAGTTATGTCCCCAACTGTCATAGTAGCCGCTAAGATGTCTGGACTTTTCAAAGTGCCTGAACTAGTGTTGAAAACCAGTGTTGAGAATTTATAAACCAGATTGTTGTACGGGTCTTTAAATAAAATCTCGTGATCGGGAAGCACTGTCACGGGTGCGTCTACAATCCCAGTTAGACGAACCACACCACTTACAATAAGGTTGTTTATAGAAACGTTATTTATCGAATAGTTGGTCGCAATTATGTCCGTAAAAGTGCCAGTAGTAGCCGTCACAGAATTCGCATCAATGTCAAGTAAATTTATCGTAACACTCGAACCGCTCAAACCACGTAAATTTTTACTCATTTTATATATAATATATAATATATATTAAAATGGTATCAACCGAGAAGGCAAGAATGTATAAGACCGTATTAGACACCGGCAACACTATGAACATACCCCCGTCCATATACGAGACATACCACGGTAGCACTTTAGAATATTGGAAGCGTCAATGGTTTTTAATACGTCAACGAAAGGTACATGGTTGTATTATCCGTCAGCAAATATTCAATAAACACAGGTTATGTTATTATATGATTATGCACATATCAAAATATTGTATCAATCAAAACTAACCGTTAGTTTTTTCTTTAGTTCTTCTTCCAAGTCTTGTTTTTTCTCATAGTGGTTTTTGCCGTTGCTATCCTTCTTAGTGTTGGTACCGTCGCAATGTGCCAATATCTCCAGCACATCTTCCCCGAAACCGCCAAACCGTTCACGGTACCAATTAATATCACGCCCCGTGCTGTAGTCCAAAGCGTCCCAATTTGTTTTATCAACGGCATCCGTGTTGTCATTTGTCCCAAACATACCCAACATAGAGGCGGGTACGGCGTTCCATTTCTCGGGATTCTCTTCAAAATCATCTTCGATTAGTTGCTTTTGTTGTGCTGGTTCTTTGGTACATGCTTCTTTGGTTGCCATTGTATATATATAATCTATAGGTTTTATTTTAAATATCTAAATTTAATAAAAACTCCACCGCTGGAAAAAAATATAATTTAAAAACCTATAGAATGTTATAAACAATGGAATCCCACGACGTAGAACCAAACACCGCAGAAATTGAAGACACCAACGAACCAGAACCAGAACCCGAATCAATCCAAAAACCCGCCCGAAAAGGCCGTCCCCCGCTTTCTGATCGCCAAAAAGAAGCTTTAGCAAAAGGCCGTGAGAAATCACGTAAAAATATGGCTTTGGCCATGGCTAAATCCAAACTTGAAAGGCTTGAAGGAGAGGCTAAAGAAGCCAAACAGACCAAGAAGAAGCCAAAAAAAAAGGTAGTCGTTGTTGAATCCGACAGCAGTGACAGCAGTGAGGACGAACCCGAAGTCGTGTACGTAAGCAAGAAAAAGAAGAAGAAGGCAAAACCAAAGCGGAAACCCAAAAAGGTTTATGTTAGTAGCAGTAGCGAGAGCGAGAGCGACAGCGACAGCGACACACCGCCACCAAGACCACCCACACCACAACCACCACAACAAGCATATCGCCCTACTCTCATATTTAAATGAATCAATAAAATATTATGATTATATATATATAAGATGTATAAAACAATACCAAACGACAACATAAATTATGGAGCCGTCCCGATGGATACAGACCACACGCTATGTAAAAATATCGTCCCGCCGTTGGATATCATAGTCAATGGTAGCCTTATCTTGATTGTTGGTTCCAGTGGTTCAGGGAAAACGTCGTTGATGACGAATCTAATAAGCAAGGCGGGGTCAAAAAACGGATACAAGCAAAGTTTCCGTAAGTGTTTTCATAAAGTGTTGTTGGCATCTCCATCATTGGCGACGCTAAAGCAAGACGTTTTCAAAATACCGAAATCACAAAAATATGACGACTTTCATGAGTGCATGGAAGACCTTGACGGGCATTTGGATGCCTCCATGATGGAAGGAGAACAAGACGGCGAAACAAAGTTTAACCTTTTGATATTGGATGATGTAGCCGCCGCCCTACGCCAAAACAGGCATAACGAGACCCTACTCACGAAGACTTTACAGAACAGACGGCATAAAAATTTAACATGCATCATATTAGTCCAATCATACCGCCAACTACCCACCCAGATAAGAAACAACGCCAATGTCATTTTTTTGTTTCGACCGAAAACCATGCAGGAACAGGAAGCCATATGCGGGGAACTGTTGCCGATACATAAAAGAAATTCTTTAGACTTGTTCAACTTTATATTTAATGGAAGATACAACCATCTTATGATAGACCAAACGTTGAAGAAATCGTCGTGCTATCGCTTTTTCAAAAACTTTGAAGAAATTATTTTAGATTAAATATATCATGATTATATATAATGTCAAAAACGGAACAAGACAAAAAGCCCATCACCAAAAGGACGAAGAAAAAGAAGACCAAAAAAGACAAGAAAAAGAAGAAGAAGAAGGATAAATCTAAAATCCCAAAAGGCATCACTATCAATATCAATGTCGGTAAATCAGGAGCAGACCCAAAGCCTAAACTGCCAAAAGCCGCCAAAGGTTTTGTCGGACGTACGACCAGTATGCGGGGACAACGGGGGAGGGGCAATTTATCGAACAACTCCCGACAGGCTGAAATGAATACCAATATAATGCAAAATGTTAGCGGGATTCGTTCTAGTGCAATGCAACAGGGGTTGGACTTAAAAGACCTTACGGGTAATTTTGACGTCTTAAGACGACGGGTGGACGGTTTAGGGACGCAAGTAATAAACGTAGAAAACCAGCAAAGAGCGGGGGGCATTAGGGACACTGCATTCCAAGATGGTGTCACCCTAGCCATAAAGGAAAATGCGGAACGACAACAAAAAGCCTTAAATATTATGCAGGGGAATATAAGAACAGAGGTTAAGGACACTCGAGAATCTACCCGTTTAGGGTTAGAGGATTCCCGCAAAGCACTGGACGCTGTGGCACAATCACAGATAGAATATCGCCAAGAAGTACAACAAGGGATGCAGAATACTGCCGACCGACAACAACAAGCCCTAGACATGATGAGAGAGTCCTTAACCCAAGGAATTACCCGTGACTTGGAATCCGTGCGGGGTTCAATAGACGAACAAGGCAATAACGTGCTTAAACTACAAACAGATATAACCCGTGGGGGCAAGGCCATTTCGGGACTACAAACAGATATGACCCGTGGGATAAATGCGTTTTCAACACTACGGAACGACATGGACACGGGCATGGCATGGTTGGCACAGCAGGGGGCTATGAACACGGAAGCAACCCAGCAGATAGCGGGAAACACGGGAGCAATGGAAGCCTTAAATGTTATGTATGACAACGAATACGCCATAGAAATACCACTCACCCTTACACCCGTTCCACGAACCCCGACCATGGATGAACAGCGACCACCCCCATCAAACCCACTAACACCCGCACCCGCACCCGCACCCGCACCCGCACCCGCACCCCAAGGGTCAAGCAGTGTAGGCAATGATATACCATTGATACAAGAAACAACACCAGAAAAGGAGGGGGAGAAGAAGAAGAAGAAAAAGACGGTTAGACAAGGAGGCGTGTCAATGCAAACAGCCACTGAACAAGAAGTACAAGAAGAAACAAGAAAGGCGGGCATGCAAACAGGCGGGACTCTTATCAGGTACAACGAAGCCCAATTAACAACAATTAACGCAATGGCAGAGCAACTCAACAGGGAGAACCCCACAAAAAAGGAACTATCTGATTTTTTTCTCTCCGACGAATTTTTCGAGTTAGACAATGGGTACGCTGGAACTACTAAAAGTCTAAAACAAAAATTAAATCAAACACGAAAAAAATTAACGGAAGCAGATAAAAATAAAAAGTAATCCTAATATATAATGTATAAATTATCCATCGTAGACACCGAGGGCGAGATAATATTTAACCGCACCTTCTGTTATCAAAAAGATATAATCACATTTACTAAAGGCAAGATATCTTATAACGATTTCAAACCACGGACTCACGGGAAGAAATATAAGACTTACAAGGATTTTTTTATTATCCATAAGATATAGATGGAGTTCAGTGAGATTTCACAATACTCAGTTGAGGCGGCAGGCAGTGCTTTTTTAGTCGTCCTCGCTTGGAAACTTTACCGCATGCGGATAGCATCATCGTCGTCATGTTGCGACGACCACTTGCAGGTAAGGACGGTAAGCCGTGGCGATTCTAGCCATGATTTAGAAATCCCCCAAACGCAGAGCATCGAAGGACGGGCGGAAGATATAGTATAAAAATCTTTAGTAATTATACAATATGCCGTCCATCACAGAAGAAACCGACACGGATTTGATTTTCATATCACGCATTGACGAATACATGGATGTCTACGAGATGTACCAAAAACAACAGGCATCGATATGGGTGCCTAATGAAATAGACTATAGTATGGATAAGAAGGTTTTTGAAGACATGAATGAAAATGAACAGCACTTTTTTAAAAACATATTGTGTTTTTTTGCAAGTGCTGATGCATTGGTATCCGAAAACATATCATCATCTTTCATTGATGCATTTAAGCCTCAGGTGGTCAAGGCGTGCTACGCTTTTCAAAATTATATGGAGATGGTGCATGCAGAAACATATAGCCTATTATTGACAACCATGATTCCAGACAAAAAAGAACAGAATAGGCTTTTCGACACTGTGCGTAATTTTCCAGTAATCCAAAAAAAGATGGACTACGGAAAAAAGTGGATTACGTGTGATTGTAGCCTTGCTCATAAACTCTTAGGATATATCATTTTTGAAGGTATTTTCTTTAGCGGTTCATTTTGTGCTATATATTGGAACAAGACAAAGGGCGGGGCTAAATGTTTGCAAGGCTTATGCACCGCTAACGAGTTTATAGCCAGAGACGAGGGCATGCATGTCGAATTCGGTATAACCCTTTATAAAAAATTGGACGTTAGGCTTGGAGAGAAAGAAGTGCATCAGATGTTTGACAACGCCGTAAATATAGAAAAAGAGTTTATCGTTGATAGTCTGCCATGTAGTTTAATTGGGATGAACTCTCAATCAATGAGCGAATATATTGAATATATTTCAGATTATTATTTGGCCTGGTTGGGTTACTCCAAATTATACAACACCAAAAATCCATTCTCTTTTATGGAGGCAATAAGCCTGGAAGGTAAGTCTAATTTTTTTGAAGTACGCGTCACAAATTACGCTAAGGCGGAAGTCGACCACACGTTCAACTGTGACGATGAGGATTTTTAATAAAATAATATCATATATAGTATATGTTCAAGTTAAATTTTAACATCAAATTCAAAATAAAGGTTAAAAAGAAAAAGTCTAAATTAAAAAAATGTCTTCAATATATATACAACTATGGACACACCAATGAACAGCGAAACCCGAAAACCCCTTGCCGCTGTCGCCCAAGGGCATCGACCTATTGACCCCCGTGCTGCCTACGACGGACAAATGTTTCTAGCCGACCGACCCCCGCTAGATTTAGAATATGTTAAACGACATGTCACCGACCCAGTCGTGACCCTCACAGGACAAGGGCTTGTCACACAGACTAAAAACATGCTAACAAATAGCAACCCATTCTATCAACCCACGATGCCTTATAGTTTGACCCACCCAAACTATACAAACCACGCCGAACCTTTTTAAAAAAATATATAGTCTAATAATAAAATGCCAACACATAATCTTAACGATACCCATATTGGAAGCGTTAGTATATATTTAGATTCCAGTAAAGCGGATGTAGTAATGAACGGAACGGGTAATAGTAATGTTATCTTTTATTTGGAAAATATTATAAAATGCCCGCCAGACACGCATATCCTTATGGGTTTGACGGCGTGCCAGATTCCCGTGTCATTTTATAACATCCACAACAACAACAACACTTTGACACTGGTGGGCAGTCTCAACGGAACAACCACAATAATGCTCCCGCCTAAAAATTACAATACGGAAACGCTAGTAAAGGCTATCAATGCGGAACTTTTAGCAGTGGGAAATAACATAACATGCTCGTTTGATGAAACTGCTTATAAGTTCAAATTTTCAAGCCTATCCCAGACGGTACAGATAACCGCAACCAAGATGAATAAAGAATTGGGATTGCCACCCAATTCAGTCCCCACTCTTCCCGCATACTCTTTTACATGCCCAACAATGGTAAATTTATCGGGGACAGATTCTATATATGTCATGATGAATAATTTATCTATAGAATCACTTGATTCCCGTTCGGGCGGTGACCTTAACGGTGTTCTAAGTAAGGTTGATGTGTGTTGTGGGTTTGGGGATTATATAGAATTTCAACAAACTGAAAATCAATTTTATCTAATATCCGACACCACCGTGAACCATTTTAACGTGAGTTTAACCGATACGGATATAAATTTATTGGACATGAACGGGATTGACTGGTCTATATCGGTATGTGTGCATTTTTCTAAGAAGCGTTTACCGACCATGGTGAACGACTATTTATTGGACGAAACCAAAGAACGGGAAAATGAAATCGTCGAAAAAGCGTTGGCGGCCAAAGCCCAAAAAGCAAAAAACAAAAAACAAAAAGCCTAAAATAAAAAATATAGGATAATAGTATAATAATGGGAACATTTGGAAAAAAAGCATCATCTGTTTTTCAATTCGGAAAAAAGGCGGGACAAAAAGCCATCTTTGGAATCAAGAAGGGGGCAAGGTATGCGGCAAAGTACGGGCAACCGATTAGCGACTTGGCCACCGTCGGGGCAACCCTTGCCATGTCACTTGGACAACCCGAACTAGCAGTCCCGCTGATTGGAATAGCGAAGGGAGCATCTAAGGCATCACATTACGGCGGAAAGGTCGACAGCGGTATCCGTGAAATCGAAAAAGATATTAAGGGACTCCAGAAGATGGGTAAAAAGTCTAGGGCTTCGCAGTCGTCCAACTTTGAACAACCACAGGCACCGCCACAGGCAGAAAACCGCATGGTTATGTTTGAGTCGTCGCCAGCACAAGCACCCAAAAGAATGGGATTCAAGTGGGGTTAAATAGTTAAAAAAATATATAGTTATAACATATATACAATGTACAGCAAACTAGACATCAAAGACTACATGACGCTTTTTCTTAACGAAGCCGACGTCAATGTATTAAACGGGAAATACGTATGGAACATCCCGTCGGGCTACTATACAAACCAACGGTCGCAAGTCTGTACCGTGTCTATAGTTGCGGGTAGTGTCACACCCGTCAATATGACGGTCGGATGTTTGATTGATTATGGCAACGGCGGGATAAATTCTTATAATAAAAAACAACGCAATGTCATCGGACATGGACAGTTGACAAGCGATGTAAATAATGCTTTTTATTTTCATGGGGGTGTGGCTTTATTGACCACTGCCCGACCCGATAAAATAGCATTAAACTTTATTAATGAGACCGACCAACTCGAAGGCATTATGTTGGCTGGAGCGGTGACGCTTGAATTTTGCTACTACAACGAAGCAGAAACCACCGCCAACTATCATAATCAGTTTACGCCTACCTTAAAATAAAATAATATAGATTTATCATATATGAGTATACCGCAAAATAAAGCATTATATGAAACTGTAAAAGAAGAGGCAAAGAAACGCTATAAAAGGTACCCGTCGCTTTATGCATCTTCGTGGATTGTCAAAGAATACAAATCACGGGGCGGTAAATACAAAGGGACAAGACAAAATGGCGGGACGACTCAATGGTATTTAGAACAATGGGTCATGATAATCCCGTTTATTAAAACGGGCAAGGTCGTGGAATGTGGTTCACAAATCAAGGACGGAAAAGCGTGTCGCCCGTTGAAACGAATCAATAAAGAAACGCCCATCACATTGCCCGAGTTGTTAAAGATATATAGTAAGTCGCAAGTATTAGACATGGCACGAAAGAAAAACAAAAACATGAAACGGCGGGTTAATTGGTCGAAACTTGAATTTTACTAATTTTATATATAAAATGTTATAGATATTATATATAACAATGGCTGAAGTAGCAAGCGAACGACTCAACTATCTCTCTAAAAAACAACGTGCGGTTTCCTCCCGAGCATCCCGCCAAATCATCCCATGTTCGAATGGTGTAACATTCAATGCGGGACAGACCGCCAGAATCGACATTGCCGGCAACCAGATGGCGACGTATCTAGACATGCAGGACTCATATTTGAAATTTACGGTTAACAACGGAGATGGCTCCCCAATTTTGCTTGAGTCAGCATATGCCTTGATCGATAGGCTGGAAATCTTATGCGACGGTGCGACCGTTTCATCGATCGCTCAGTATGGTGCATGTGTTCATTCTTATCTTGATACCGAAGTTGGTATCGATTGGAAGCAAGGACTGGGACGAGGTCTTGCCGGCACCCATTTTAACGCCGACGAGTTGGTGCGAATTGCTGGAGGTCAAGATAAAACGTTCTGTATTCCGCTCGTACTTACACCACTCTTCCAAGCAAATAAATATATTCCAGTGATGGGTCGCAGTTCCTTGTCAATTCGCATCACGTGGGCGAGTGCGGCAAAAGGCACAATTGGGGGTGCGGACGACCAAGAAATCACCATCAACCCTTGTGAGTTGGTTGGGTCTTTTGTTCGATTGAGTGCAGAAGCCAACGCCATGGTCATGGCGAACACTCAGGGACGGTTCGAGATTATCACCAGTGACATCCGAACCGCAGAAGGTAACCTAGTCGATGGGGACACTGTATTGAACGTCAACTGTGGTTTTAGTTTTTCCAGCCTCGATAGGGTTTCATTCGGGATCTATCCTACCCTAAATAGTGCCGCAACAATGAGCGTGAGTAACCGTTCTGGGGCAACGCTTAAAGAATTCAGTCTGAGCGTCAACGGCGAAGAGCATCCAAGACGACGCATTCAAGTTTCCGCAACAAACATTGCGGAGACTTATGCAGAAATCGCAGTCGCCCACCGTTCACTGGCCGACTTTGGACATACTTCTACGCTTAGTCCGTATTTTTACGCCACCGCAGCAACTGGTGCTTTGCCAGCGGTCACAAATAGATTTTATCAAGATAGTCCAGATGGTACCGCCGCAACTACGGGGGAGGGAGATTTCGAAGCGAACACGGGTAAAGCACTATTTATGATTGATACCGAGAGCATGAAGCCGCATAGCGACCCAGACGCAATCTACAGTGGCCTAAGTACATTAGGTAGTGTCGTGAGTTTGGTAGGCACTCTTACTTCTGCCCCCGCAAGTGTCCCAATCTTGGTTTTCGCACAATATACCCTGGCTATGACCCTCGATATGAACGGTAGCCAAACTTGGGTTGTTTCCATCTAAATAAGCCCCATAAAATATAAGATACCGCTTTTTATAAACAGACCCTATGAACGGGAGACCAGCATGTATTTTTTAAAATTTAAAAGCAATTGAACCAAACACAGGAACCATAAGATAACACAATGCCATGAGGCCTTGTGTTATTTTTTTTTCAGATCGTGGGACTACTTAAAGGATATGGAGAAAGGCCATCATT